GATTACCTGCATGAAAAACTATTTTCACATCCATTACTTTGAGCATCCAAGCTAACAAGTTCTTAACGCCCTCAATCTGTTCCATTACTCGCATCTCGTTTGGTTTACTAACGAATCTTGAAATGGTATTGAAGTCTAAGCTATCTCCATTTATTATTATGCAGTCTACGCCCTCATTAAAGCCGTATTCTAGGGCTAAAGTTAACGAATCAATGTCTGTATATGGATAATGAAAATCGCTTACTACAAGTGCCTTATTATGGTTCTCTCCAAATACATAAGGTGTTTTGTCTTCTTGGGTTCTTAGGTCCAAATCGTACTTAGCACGTTCAGCGTTTAACTTTTCTAAGAAGATAGGAATTTTCTCATTTATTTGTTTATGTTTCTTCACGCCTGACTTGCCTTGAACATATCTGACGCACTCCCTTGCAGCCTCTAAGTCTACAAACAACATTGGATATTTATTAAAAAGTACTTTTGCAAGCGTTCTGTTGGCAGTAATTGTCGGGTTCTCCAACATTACCTCCTTAGCTAATTCTGATTTAGTCTTCTTCTTCATAGGTTACGTCAAATATTTCTGCGTGAATTTCCGAAATGTAATAATCCAAAACGTCTAAAGCCTTGCGTTTAATTCTGTTCTTTTGCTCCTGCCCTTTCTTGTCGTATGGGTCTACGTATTCAATAGCAGTTAAAGCAGAATGGCACTGGTTAATTACCTCAGACCTTGTGTCGTAATCTTCGTAGAATAATTCTGCTTCTTCTTCTTCCATACTACCTTATTAAAGTGTAGTAGATAGAAAACAAACCGCCCCAAATAACATAGATTAATAACGTGTAATAAGTGAACCCAAATATGGCAATCAAAAAAGAAAGGACCATAATCATTTTAGCAAACTTGTAAAGTTCAGTAAACATAACTAGAACTGTTCCTGCTAATAAAACCGCTAACCAATCGGGAATAAATAACGCCATCCAATCTGCAAAGGCGTGTTTTGTCTTCCAACCATCACGGCTGAACCACATACCATAATTTGCAAATGAATCATTACTCATAATGGCATCCATAACTGCATTTGAAGCGATTGTAATGGTTAGTAATAGGTAAATCATATTGTCTTGTATTCTACCATCGCATCAAAGCAAGGGCAAATTTTTATCCAATCCCTTGAATCTATTTTACCATCACCATTCTTGTCTGGCGAGAAATCTCTGTGACCTTTTATCTGAGCCTTTGGGAACATTACTTTCAATGTTTTTAAAACACGTTCTAACGCTGCTTTTTGGTCATGTGTTCTAGTGTCCTTACCATTCACTCCACCCTTGTAACATACATGAATTGAGTTAGCGTTATAGCCTTTCACGCCATTGGTTGGCTTAGATATGTCGGTCAAGTTTTCTACGCTGCCATCCTTGTTGATTAAATAGTGGTAGCCGTAACTTTTCCAACCTAGCACCTTAGCCCAATAATGTTTAATGTCTTGCGTCTTTTGGTCTTGCGGACCTGCTGTGCAATGAACAACTAAAAATCGGATGTCTCTCATGATTCAGTTTTGCGTTGTAATACGTTAAACAAATTCTTTAATAAATCAATGCCTGTAATCGCTTGGATGTTTTCTCGCATAGATTGAAGTTCGCTTAAAGCTATCATAGCAATCACAGGCTTTACCAATGGAATCTCATTTCCGAAATACACCTCACATAAACGAACGGCTGCGATTGCAACTAAGTAACTCGAACCCGTGTAGAACTTCTTTATCATTGCTCGGCTCGATAGCGTTCCTAGCTTATGCGCTTTCATTACTCCCGTTATCCAATCAAACATTACTAATCCGCCAACAAATAGTAAACTTGTGAGTATTGGCGTAAGATAAGCGATTAGACCAGTGATTAAATAAATGGTGTATTTCTCTTTCATTTTACTTTACTACTTCTACTTCTTCAGCAGCTGATTCTTTGATTTGTGATTCAAAATCAGTTTTTAATTTTAAGATTAAATCAATAGAATGTTTAGCAGGTAATTCAGCCAAACCTGATAGAATCATTTGAGCCTCTTGCTCGTTTACGTTAATTGTTAGTGTCATGTTTTTTTATTCGATAATTGTAAATGTTACTTGTGGATAGTCTGCTTCTAAACCTGTTAATACTGCTTGTTGTACTTCTAAAAAAGAAGGATTTTCTAAAGTGTACTCGTAAGTTCCAATTTGAGCAACTGCGTTGAAACTTTCGTTTTCTCCTTGCGTTACAATTTTACCAACTTGCGCCACTCCAATAGTAGGCACAAACTTTGAATTTGAGTTCATGTAAACGTTGATTAATGGATTTGCATATTCAGTAACCCCGTTTGAATCTTTGATGATTCCTAAACTTTGTATCATTTTTATATTTATTAAATTGTTTTTATTTAGCTACCCAACCTGTATTACCTGTTCCACTTTCTTTAACGTAAAAAGAAGTTCCTGCGCCACCGTCTGACCTCATAAATATAGAACCTACTGGAGCAGCAACTGCGCCTTCTGGAGTTCCAGCCCCTTGACAAACTGCTGGCTTTGATGTTGTGCCAAAGTGTATTTTAGAAAAATCATTTGCTGAATCATTTTGCAAAAGCATTTCACCATCATTTGGATTTTTAATCCTTAATCCACCACCTACTTTTACACCATTTGAACCACTAGCAAAACTAGCGTAACTTGCAAAAAAACCATCTATTCCAGTACAATTACCATCATTGTCAACTTTAAATCGAGTAGCAGTTCCTGCTCCATTTTGCAATAAAATAATATCATTAGTCCCGTCTCCTCTTACATGAAGTCTTGCGCTTGCTGCGGTTGTAGATTGCCCGATTGCAAATCCTGAAGTTGTAAGATTCATTAATGGTGTGCTTGGACCATTTATTGAAAAAAATAATCCACCACTAGCAGAGTTTAAATAAGTTTCTCCGTTTCCTGATAACAAAGAAAAATTTGTAGTATTTTTTACTGCAATTTTATTATCCCATATTCCCGAATAAACTCCACCAGTAGAATAAGGACCATAAAAAAGCCCGCTTGTATCTGCAAAGGTCATTGCTACATTTGTAGTACTCAACTGCAACGGACTTGCATTCCCGTCACCATCCGTAACCGCTTGCAAAGTCCCCGACAAGTTGCCGTTTAAGGTATTTAAGTTTAGAATACCTTTATAATTTGTGCCAATGTTTTGACCTAATAAATTTGCCATATTTTTATTTTATTAATTATCCCCAAGTTTCAGTTGTGGATGTTCCCCATACTTTTGTTGGTGTACTTGTACCCCAATTAAATAGTGATACTACTCCTGTGCCAATTGATTTTATAAATTGTACACCAAATCCTATTTGCGGAAAATTTGCCATTATAAATATTCAATTACTGAACCACTTGCTAATGTGTATGCCGTAATTTTTACACCTGGATCTGTTGGCAAATATGTTCCTGCTTTAATACTTACGCCTGTGATTCCTTTTGTAGTCATCATATTAACGTCATTAATTGCGAACGCACTAAATACCGCATCGCTCATCACAACTATTGATTCAACAAATAATCCAGTCCTTGCAGATGTGCCTGCGTTTACAAATCCAAATCCACCAATTGCGGATATCTTTTCTAATGCTGTACTCATATTGTAATATATAAATTTTTAAATTAATTGTTTGGAACTTGACAACGATTTCTTGTTTGCTCAAGTTCAAATATAATGTTCATCTCCCATCCATTAACCATATCAGGCAAAGCCTCTCGCATTGGTGTTAATGATACATTTGGTTGTATTAAAAAATAGTCGCCAAATGATGGATCGTTTAATTCAGCGTAAACATCTTGCGCAATACTCAAGCAATCACTTAACGTATCACGTTCATTTGTTGCGTCTGCTTTTTGAATATCCATAACGCTTATGTTCATAGATATTTCAAGAGTATTTTCGTTTATTGATGAACTAACAACGTCTGCCCAAACCAATGGATATGACTCCTGCTCGCTTGCTGAAATATCAGACACATCTCCAAAATTAAAGCTATTTACTTGCGCGTGGTTTGCACAAATTGTTGTTAGGTCGTTGAGTATTTGGTTTAATGTGTAGAATTGCATTTTGTTTTTTGATAAATTCTTGTAACTTTTTTACGTTTTTTTTAGCAGTCATTGCATCCTCTATTTAACATGCCTCTATCAACTCTTATTCCTTGGAAATTATACTCACCTGCGCAGCAATTTGAATCACCGATTACCATTCCGCTAGTGTAGTTAGTTCTGTTGGCAAATATAGTATCAATGTCAACATCTGTTTGACTCAAATACAATGGAAACAACGTTTGATTTGATAGCAAATACTTTGTGATTCTTTCGCTATACCATTCGGCCTTGTTCTTGCATCTGTCCATTAACACTTGTATTTCGCTAAGACTAGCAGGATTCATGTTGTCTGCATTTTGAACACCAACAGACTTATTAAAATACTTGTAATTTATGTTTAAAGGTAATTCCATACGAACATACCAAATCATGGCAGGCGTGATGTATAAATCCAATAAATTCTTATCGTTATTTGTTAACGTGCTTGCGATAATCTTTGAAGAAATATCATTGTACAAACTCGTGCCTAATATTGGTAAGATATACATATTTTGCACGTCTTTAATTGTTGGTGTTACCACTTTCATATCAACGTTATCTTGCAAAATTGATTCTGCTTTTAATGTTTGTTCGCTTAAAAAAATTGCTGTTGCCATATTACTTTAATTTAACTAATTCTTGATTCCAAATGTGTCTACAAAAAGGCAAGTTTACATCCTTGTTTGGATCGTGATACCATCCACCACGTCTTTTAAAGGCATCATAATTTGGTATGCCATAAATTTGACCTAATTCATCGCTAATGTTTTCTATGTCTTCGCGTGTAAAATACCTTGGATTTGAAATCATAGCATCGCAAAACGCTCTTGACTCACCACCTGGCAACAATGCAGGTGCATCTGGTCTTAGAATATAACGATACCTAATAAATATGTCTTCAAACGTTGGTATGTCCTTATTTGTTCCTTTAGTAGTTATCTTTAAATCTTTATTAATTAATCCATCGCCAATTAAAGTTTCGATTGATGTTTCAATTTTTGTTTTATCAACTTTTAAAATCTTTACTAAATCTTCAACAGAAATCTTTGGCGTTTTCTTTATTAAATCCAATACGCCTTCATCTAATTTGCTAATGAAATCTTGCTTTGAATAAATAAACTTTTTATGTTTAATGCTTGTAAAATTTTCAATTGGTTCGCCATATTTTGAAAACACTTCGTAATCAACTTCGTCATCTGAACTAAAATGCTCGCACTTACTAAATGCTGCAGGTGTTGCACTTGGTATTGTTTCGCCTCCTGTTATTGCAGGCTTGCTAACTATTTCACGAATCTCGTTTGCAGTCAATGTGCCTAATACTTTATTTGCAACTAATGGACTTAATGCATTCAAATCATCAACAATTGATGTGTTCAAATTAGCTTTAATGTCTAGTGGTTTTCTGCCTATAATTTGCCTCATTTCATCTTTAGTTAAAATCTGCAATAAAACAGATTCGCTAAACGATGGCATAATAGGCTCAGTAGGTTTAATTTTTAACTTGCCTTTTACTGGTGCAAAATAATCAAACACTTGTTGTTGTGTTGCTTGCTTTGGTGCAACATAAGTGTTTTGAAATAGATTATAAGCATCAACCAATTCACTTCTTCCACCCAATTGGCCTTCTACCCGCACTCCAAATAACATAGGTGAGGTAATCTTATGCCCAACAAATATTTCTTCTTGTATCGTCTTGTTTAAGGCGTTGTATTTGTCAGCAAAATCTCCTGCAGATAAATCCAATATTTCTGGAACCATGTTTGGATCGTCTACAAAGTCAATAACAAATGTGCCTGCTTTATCGGTTGGTGCAAACTTTGCTTTCATCCGCTTTTCAACCGACTTTATTTCTTCGTTAGATGGCACACCATTTTTGAAAACAATTAACTTTGAGCCTTTGAACCCATTCTGTATTTCTGCTCTATGAAAGTTAGCAATTTCAGCATCGGTAATAATAGCAGGCACTGCGCCAATATACTCAGGCAAGGTGTAAGTATTTAAACCTGGTCTATAAGACTTATAATAAAATATCCAATCCTTTTGCTTTTTAGTTTCGTCATAAGGTTCAACTACAAAATATTGGTCCGCTTTAATGTTTGTATTTTCGCTGCCATCTTCATTTAACCAACAATCGGAAATGTAAAACTTTTCGTTTTTTTCATCACTTCTAATTTTTGAATAATCTATATGGTACAAATCAAACTTTTTTCCGCTTTTAGATGGAATTCCATGCAAATAAAATCCGCCAAACAACTCATTATCTAGAGTGGTTTTGCCCATTATATCGTCAAGCGATTCATAAGGATTTGGATGATCAATAAAAGCTTGCAACGCAACAATGCTTTCGCCATCCATATTGGTTTGATCAAAATAAAATCCTTGACCTTTTATGTATGTTTGCTTTGATGTTAAGATTGCATTATGCTTTGCCGAACGATTAAACAACGTAAGCAAAAACTCGGGATAATTATTTGTTTCGCCATACTTAACGAATGGTATTTTATCCGACTTTTTAGGCTCAATAAATTGCGGCACTTTGTCGTTCGTGAATTGAACCGACATTAAAGATTCATAATTGTTTTCTCTCATTCTGGGTTATAAATAATTGTTGTTGTTGATAACGGGTTGTAATCTGTTGTTTGTAATTCGTCAGGCACAACCCAAACCAAACCAACTTCAACTGTTTTAGTAATAAAAGGAACTGCTGCCAATGCATTTGCCAATCCTGTTGTATTGGCTAAACTTGTTTGATAAATTGTGTAATCATAAAACCCTTCGTTGTCTAGACTTACTTCGCCATTTAACGTGTTTGCATTTGCTTTTTCAATTACTTGAAATTGATTGTAGCGTTGTTTGAATGCAGATGTATCTGTTGCAATAAAATAATAATTTACTCCGCTTTGCTGATTCTTAAAAAGAAACAAATAAATCGGATTGCTAATAGTTGCGTTTTCCGTTAGCGTAACAGTTACATTATTGGTGTATGTTTTTCTGAATTCTATCACAATTTAATATATAAAATAAAACAAAAATTGCTAAACAAAAAAGGCTACCACAATGGATAGCCTTCTCTGTACAACTAACAACAACTTTCTTTTAAGTAAGTAAGGCAGCAATAATGCTTGAATCAACTTCGTTTGCCAATGCTTTTTCCATTCCTGTAAAAGTCAATTGGTAACCTTGAAATTCATTCATTGCTTGGCCTGAATTAGCAGAACCTGCAGTTACTTCCATTCCGTTTAATTTACCGAATAAAAAGTAACTATCATCTTTGGTTTTAACAATTACAATTGTTCTGTTCTTAATCAATTGCTCAAGCACGATTTGTGTTTCGTATTGTAGCTTTGAAAAGTTTCCAACAACCGATTGCTCGTATGCAACAGTTCCTGCTGCAGCATCTGCTTGGATATTTTGAGTGAAATTATTCGCTCCTCTTGGCAATAAAGCGTACTGGTAAAATTTCTTTCCAGCAGCCTTAGTGATTGCAGTCACATAGCCACTTGCATTTTCTGTTATAGTAGTTACGTTGGCAAGTTCGGTGATGTAGATGGCTGATATGCCACCTACAACATCCTTACAATCTAATGCGTAACCACTTACTATTGCGCAAGGCATAATTAATATGTAAATTTAACTACTTGTGAAGTAATACCAACCTGTGTTCCCATTTTAAACTTAACTCGTAAGTTTACAGTGTCATAGTCTTCGCTATACCAAACCCTCATTTCTTCTTCTTCATTCTCTAAGTCAACACCTAAGAACATATTTGAAGTTCTTAAAGCATAGGCAGCGTTAACACCTGTCAAACCATTAACAGGAACAATCATAACGTTAGTTCCATAGATTGGGAACTCAGCTAATGGATCTGTTGATGGATTAAAATGAAATAAGTTTGCTGCTTTCAAAGCGTTTAAATAAAGTCTTGCTTTATCAACACCCATGAAAACTTTTAAATCAGTTTTGTCAAGTAATGCAGCAGGAATAGCATTGTAAATCATATCTCCAACGCTTAATACATTTGCGGCAGTGATTGAAGTTACAGGCGTTCCAAAAGCAGCAGCGTTAGCTTGAACTGTACCACTTGCAGCGTTGATAATCTTAACAAGTCCATCGAACTTATTTAAGTAATCTTGCCATACAGTGGTGTCACCTTGCCAAATTGCTAATTCTACTTTTTCACCTTGCGAACCCATTACAAACTCCATAAAAGCTTGGTCGATTCCACCTGGCAAAGCCTCATACTGAGAACCTGGCGAAAGCAATAACTGAGTATACTTAGATTCTAAGTCAGCCACGCACCATGATTTTTCAGCTTTGATTTTACCAACTGTTAGCACTCTTGCAGTAATTGAAGTATCGCCTGAAGCGTTAATCAATCCACAAGTGCCACCTGTTTGCCAATACATCTCATCTGTAAGTTGAGGAATTTGGCCACTTGATTTAATGCCTGTTAATTTCTGCATGTAAGTTGCAGTTTTAGGCTCGAAAAACGATTTTACTAATAAAATGTTTTCGTTTGTTTTGACGTAGTTCGTCAAACTTGTTACTACGAATCCCATAATTTTTTGTTATTTATTTATTTAATTTGTTTTGATAATCTTTAAAAATTTCAATTGCACTTTGCTTGTTTGGTATCTTTTTGTAAGTAATATTTCTTGGTGCTTCAACAATTGTTGCAGGCTCGTTTGAAATAGCTTCAACTAACTCAATCACTTTTGCAAACTTATCCGATGTGCTTGTTTCGGTGTTTTTTACTGTTTCGGTAATGGCTGAAAATTTGCTTTCATACTCGGCAAGTTTGTTTTCAATTGCGGTCATTCTTTCAACCATCATTTTAAAGTCTTCAAGATGCTTGATAAACTCAGGATTTGGTTCTGCTGCCATTTCTTCTTCGATTACTTCTTCTTCCTTTTTGCCTTCAATTTTAGTAACTAAACCACCAACAGTTGTAACCATTGTGCCGTCTTCTAATTCATGAACTGCATCAGGTGCAGGCATTACGTTACCATCTTCGCCAACAACCATTATGGCTGTGCCTTCGCCCAAATCATCTTCCCATTGGATGATTGTTCCATCAGCTAATTTAGCTTGCTCAAACTTAGCTTCTACTGTACCGAATTTAATCAAATTTTTGATTTTATCGATTGCGTCTTTACTTGTCATATTTTAATATATTAGATTTTAATTTTATTGTTTTTTTAGTCTTCAATTTGTTTGATAATTTCAATAACCTGCTCAATTATGCTTAATGGTTTTGCATCTACTTGAACCTCTTTAAACATACCTTCAACGCTGAATCCTTTAAATTCTCCGTTGTTTATAAAGTTATCCCAAACATCTTTATTGTCTACCTTGTAAGAAGCAAACCATGATCCATTAGGCAACTTAAATCCATTAGGTGAATTGATTCCTCTTTCGCTATCAATAATAAAAGACTCGATCATGTAAACGCCATCTATGCTTTGCGATGGATCGTGCATTTTATTAACCGAGTTGCCAAATTGATTTTTAGAAAATTTGTTTCTAAGATTATAAATGTCTTCAGCTTCAAATATGCCGTAATATTCGCCTGATTCGTTACGTCTGTAAATTGGCAAACCTGCAACCATTAATGGGCCAGATATAATTTGCTTTTGCTCGTCTGCTTGGAATTTTATAAATCCTTTTTTATCTATTTGCTCTAACTTTCTTTTAGCCCACTCTACACCTGCATCACCGCCCCAAGCTAACCACATCAATCTGCCGCATCCATCACCTAATTCTTTTTGTGAACTTTGTCTGTGGCGTTCAAATGCTGACATTCTTGCAATGGTTTCTCTTGTGATTGGTTCTCCATTAGCTAACTGATTTGCTCGTGCTTTACCGACTGCCGTTCCACAATCGCCCCATCCGTTTTCCTCTGCATATCTCAAAGCGATTTTAGCGTTCTCTTTTGCTGCTTCTGGATAATCATCATAGGTTTCTGCAAATTGCGTACTAAACGCGTGCCAATTCATCTCTATTGCGGGCATATCTACCAACGCAACGGCAGTGATTTCGCTTTCATCTTCGGCATCCACTTTCCAACGATATATTGGTAATTTCTCCATGTCAATTTAATATATAAGTTTATTTAATAGTTGCTTTTTTCTTAATGGAATCTACATTGTTTTGGCTATTAGTAATGTCTGATTCTAAAACATAAACTTTGCCACCTTCATTTTGATTGGTTGTTTTAATTGGATTCGTATTGCCAATGTTTACGTTGCTTGAAGTTGGCCTTACTATTGGAGGCGCAGACGATGGCATACTTGGCATTGAACCTCCACCACCTCCACCACCTGAGTTTGGAACTTGCACAGACATAATCGCTCTAATGTTTGCCAATCCACCTACAACTGCTGCTGCTGCTGCTATTGCTCCAAGTATTGGACTCGCTACTGTAGCCACAGGTAAAAATGCACTTTCGTAAGCCTTTTGTGCAGACAAGTAAGTTGATATGGTAGTTGATGCAATTGCAAGTGCTTTGCCTGCTGCTGTGTTTTTACCTGCTAAATCTGCGAATGCATTTAAAGCATTGGCATAAATTTCTAACTCTTTTGATTTCTGTTCTGATTCTAATTTTGCTAATTTTATACTTGCATCTGTAGCATCTTTTTCAGTGATTAATTTATTTGCATAAAAGTAGTCTAAAACTTGTTTTCGTTCTTCTAATGTTTTAGACTCATCATTGATAGCCTTTAATCCTTTTTCGCGTGTTTCTTCATAGGCTTTAGTTGTATCATCAAATCTCTTGCTTGCTTCTTGAAATCCTTTTCTTGCTTTATCAAGTTGAAAGTCAAGTCTTGCTTGTTCTGCTTCTGCTTCTAATTTTTCTTGCGCTAATTTCTTTTCGGCAAGTACTTTTCTATCATCCTCGCCTTTTTTTCTTATGGCAGTTCTTGTTGTTTCAATTTCAACTAACTTGGCATTGTATTCTTCAGATCCTTTTTCAAGTAACGACAATTCATCTTTTTGTAATTTTAATTTGAATTGTAAAGAATCTTTACCTTGTGCTTCAAGAATTGCTAATTGTTGTTTTCTAGCATTTATTGAATTTTCAATTTTAATCTTTGCATCTTCTTCTGCAAAACCTTCGTTGTATGCCTTAGAAATTCGCTCGCCTAATCCTTTAGCTTCATCAATTGCTTCTGAGAAATCACCTGAAAAAAACTTTCCTATAATTGAACCTAAACCCTTAAAGCCTTCTGTTATTCCTTTGATAGTACCAAACGCTATTTGTCTGAAGTTTGCAAAGAAATCGCCAACAACTTTGAATGCAGGAAATGCATCTGTTATAGCCTTATTAAAAGCCTTCCAATTTA